AAGGACTGGCAGAAGAAGATCCGCGCGATGCAGACCCGACAGCTTGGCCCCTGCCTCGACCGCCTCGACGTCTATATGATCCCGTCCGCGCTCGGCAGCGTTCCCGAGAAGGTCGACTACGACTTCGATCCGCTGGAAGCGCCGGACGCCGACAAGGACGCCGCCCGGTTCAAGACGGTAGCGGAAGCCCTGAACATCATCGCCGGGCTTGGCACGATGCCCGAGCAGGCGTTCAACGAGGCCGCGCAGAATACGCTGGTCGAAGGCGAGTGGATGCCGGGCCTCAGCCAGGTGCTTGCTGCAGTGCCGGAAGATGAGCGGTTCGGCATCTCTGCCGATCCGGCGATTGATGTTCCCACGCCAGCAGGAAATGGAGGTGATCCTATCTTGGCACCGGGCGGGCCTACCAATGGTCCGCCGGTCGCTGCCGCCGATGCCGCGCCGCGCTCGCTCTATGTGCAGCGCAAGCTGATCAATGCCGCCGAGTTCATCGCGTGGGCGAAGTCGCAGGGCTTTGAAACGACCACGCCCGCTGATGAACTGCATGTGACGGTGGCTTATTCGCGCCAGCCTCTCGACTGGATGAAGGTCGGCAGCGATTGGCACGGCGACGACAAGGGCACCCTGACCGTTCCGCCCGGCGGCGCGCGCATTGTCGAACCGCTTGGCGATGCCGGTGCGGTCGTGCTGCTGTTCAATTCCTCGGCGCTGTCGTGGCGGCACGAGGCCATCAAGAGAGCCGGTGCCAGCTTCGACTTTGACGCCTATCAGCCGCACGTTACCATCACCTATCAGGCACCGGCGGGCCTTGACCTCGCCAAGGTCGAGCCGTTCCGGGGCGCGCTGGTGTTCGGCCCCGAGGTGTTCGAGGAAATCAACGACGACTGGGCCGCAAACATCGGGGAAGCCTGATGCGCTTGGAACCCATCTGCAAAGGATCATTTTGCCATGAAGTATCTCCGCCTCGCCTTCGCAATTTGGTTCGCGTTCAAGACGCGCCACGATCCGATGACAGACCAGCAGGCTTCGTCGTGGGGTATCTGGGCTGCGAAGGGGGGCGATAAGCCTTCCGCCTGATGCGCTACGACCTCGCGCAGATGGTGCGCCAGTCCAAGAAGCGCCCCCGCAAGCGCACGATCGCGCTCCGCCCGGTCATCATGCCCGCCACCCTTGCCAGCGACCTCTACAGCGTGGCTTATTCGCCCGTGATAGCCGCATGGACCGAGGCCCTGCCCGCGATCTTGGCCGAGTACGAGCGCAGTCTGGCGCAGGTGACGGACGGGGCCACGACCGACGGCGCTGCCGAGCTTTCTGCCGTTGCAACCAGCATCGAGAACGGCGTGACCGGCCTGATCGTGACACTGCGGCTGCGGCTTGAACGCTGGGCCGCACGGCTTGAGGCGATGCACCGGGCGAAGTGGGTCTCGGCGGTGAAGACCGGCACCGGCCTCGACATTTCCGCGATGGTGGGCGCAGGCGATGCGCGCGCACCGCTCGGCACGGTGATCGAGCGCAACGTCGCGCTGGTGAAGTCGGTCTCGGAGCAATCGCGCGCCAAGATCACCGAGGCTGTGTTTCGCGGATTGCAGCAACGCCGATCGGCTGCCGATGTCGGGCGCGAGATTCGTGAGGCCGTTGCCATGAGCAGGCGGCGGGCGTTGAACATTGCCAGCGATCAGACCACCAAGGCAGCGGCTGCCCTGCAGACCGAGCGCGCCCGCGAGGCCGGGTTGAATGCCTACGAGTGGATTCACAGCGGCAAGGTCCATTACCGGCCCGAGCATCTGGCGCGCAACGGCAAGCGGTACGAGTATGGCGAGCTTGGGGATGATGAACCCGGTTCCGCGCCCTTCTGTGGTTGCGTGGCGCGGGCGGTTCTGTCGCTTGAAGATGACGGATTTTGATTACCACAAAGGAGTTTAAGTAATGACAGTCTCTATCAGTGATGCGTTTTGCTACGGGATCATTTTCGCCAGTACCGTCTACATCATCGCATATGGTGCGGGCCGAATTTGGCGGCGTTGGCGCGGTTAAACCGCCTACGCATTGACGGCGGTAACAGTGCGCCCGGCTGCGCCCTATCCCATGGGCCATGCTCATTGCAGACCGCCTGACCCTCGATGCCCCGCGCCGTACCGCAGATGGCTTCCTCGCCGTTCGTGCGAAGGCTGCCCGGACCGGCGTCTATGACTACCTCGCCGCCGAAGTGGGTGCGCCCGAGGACCGCTTCAAGCCGACCGACCGCGTCAAGATCTACCGCGACGAGGCCGAGGTCTTTGCCGCCGATTCCGTGCGCAGCTTCATCGGCCGTCCTGTCACCAACGACCACCCGCGCGAGCCGGTGACGGCGGGCAACTGGCGTGATCATGCGCGCGGCACCGTCATGGGTGCGATGCGCGACGGCGAATACCTGGCGTTCGATCTGGTGCTGATGGACAGCGCCACGATCAGCGCGGTCGAGGCTGGCAAGCGCGAGCTTTCCAACGGCTACCAGTGCCAGCTCGACTGGACGCCCGGCACGGCGCCGGACGGGACGCGCTACGACGCGCGGCAGACCGGCATTCGCGGCAATCATGTGGCCGTGGTGGATCAAGGCCGCGCAGGCCCCGAGTGTGCGATCAAGGACGGCGAACGCTTCGCCCTCTGTGATGCCAACCCCGCCGCACTGGCGGCAATCAAGGAGACTACAGTGAAAAAGATCGTTCTCGACGGTCTGCAGGTCGATCTCGCGGATGCGGATGCAGTCGCCGCCGCGATCTCGAAGCTGCAGGACAAGGCCGCCACGGCGACGACCGCGCTCGCCGATGCCAACGCCAAGCTGGCGACCGAAACCGGCAAGGTGACGGCGCTCGAGGCCAAGCTGGCCGACGCCGAAGCGCGCTGCGCCCCCGCTGCCATCGACAAGCTGGTGGCCGACCGTTCGGCGCTGGTGACGCTGGCCAAGGCCGCGCTGCCCACGCTCGATGCCGCTGGCAAGACCGACGCGGAAATCCGCCGCGCCGTGGTTGCCGCCAAGCTCGGCGACAAGTGCCCGGTGAACGACGCCGAAGTGGCTGGTGCCTTCGTGGTGCTGACCGCCGACGTCAAGCCCGCCGCCGCTGCGCCGGTCCAGAACATCGGTGCGCCCGCCTTCACGGCTGACACTGCCGCCACCCGCGACGCGATCCGCGCCGCCCGTTACGCCTAAGGAGGGCGAACATCATGGCTGAACTTCAGACCACTTACGCCACCACCCTCGCCAAGGGCTACTCGGGCATGGTCATCGACGGCGAGACCAGCAACCGCATCACGCGCAGCGTCGAGGATTCGGCGGGCATCGCGTTCGGTCGCCCGGTCTACCGCGGCTCGGGCGACCGGGGTTGCACCGGCACTGTCGGCACCCTCGCCACGTTCCTTGGCTGGACCATCGCCACGACCGCGCTCGGCAAGCTGCCGGGCAACGACGACGATGAATACCAGCAGTACGACAGCGCGGCGGTCCTGACCGGCGGCGCGATGATCGTGACCTGCACCGGCAACGTCACCGACGGCGCGGCTGTCACCATCGGCACCGGCGCAGGTGTCGCGGATGGCATCGGCGCCACGGCGGCGGATGCGACCCACATCGCGACCGGCTGGGTCTTCGATGAAACTGTCACCGGCGGCGGTCTTGTCCGCATCGTCAAGCGTTAAGGAGCGCGCACAATGAACGCCATCACCAACTTCTATGACCGCGCATCGGGCCGCATCAGCGACCCCTCGCTGTTCATGCTCGCCGACGCCGATGTGAAGCGCCAGGTCATCAGCCTCTGGGCTGCGGACAACGCCCGCCACGCCGCGACGTTCGCCGACAAGATCGATGCCTTCTTCTCGGATGCTCAGGTCGGCTATGCCTTCCTGACGCCGCAGCTGCACCGCATCGAGACCGAAGTCTACATGACGAAGTATCCGTCGTTCGACATCACCCGCTTCATGAGCGTGGTGACGGACGGCGACATGTGGGACGTCGGCACCATCGTCTACTCGATGGACAACGTCGGTCAGGCCGAGTTCCTTGCCGCTGGCGCGTTCGACATGCCCTATGCTTCGACGAAGATGGACCAGTTCAACCGCAACTTCCACCTTGCCGGTATCGGCTATGAGTGGAACACGCAGGAACTGCAGCGCGCTGCCAAGCTGGGTCGCTCGCTTTCGGCGGACAAGGCGCAGGGCGCGGTGCAGTCGGCGGACCGGTTCATCTACGGCATCGCCATGACGGGTGCGAGCCCGTCCGGCGCGTCGGAAAAGGGCTGGACCGGCTTCGTCAACAACGGCTCGGCACCGAGCGCGCAGGTGGCCAACGACGGCACCTCGTCCTCGCGTCTGTGGTCGGCCAAGACTGCTGACCAGATCCTGCGCGACATCAACGCAGCGATCACGGCGGTCGAGACCGGCACTGGCGAGACGCACATTGCCAACACGCTGGCGCTGCCGACCTCGGCCTACAACTACATCGCCAGCACCCCGCGCGCGTCCGGTTCGGACATGACCATCCTGCAGTACCTTCAGGCGAACAACACCGCCGGGGAATCGCTGGTGATCAAGAAGAGCCGCGCGCTCGAAACGGCCGGCACGGGCAGCACGACCCGCATGGTGGCCTACGACAACAACCCGCAGGTTCTGAAGTTCCACCTGCCCGGGCCGCACACCTTCCTGCCGCCGTTCCAGAAGTCCTCGATGGTCTACGAGGTCGCTGGCATCATGAACGTCGGCGGCTGCGAAGTGCGGCTGCCGAAGGCGATCTGCTATCGCGATAGCTTTTAGTCTCGGGAGTTCAGATATGAGCGGTGAAACGATGCTCAACTTCCGCGAATACGCCATGTCTCTGGTCGAATATGAACCGGAGACTGGCGTGTTTCGCTGGAAAGTACGCCGAAACTCGCATGGCGGCTGCGTCAATCCCGGCGACATTGCTGGTACATTCCATCGCGACGGGTATGTCGTGATCAATTTCAGCGCTCGGCTATGGAGAGCGCAGCGCCTTGCACACCTTTTCATGACTGGTGACGTTCCTGCCAAAGGTCTGGAAATCGATCATATAAATGGCGACCGCGCGGACAATCGTTGGTGCAATCTGCGGGTTGTGACCAAGGCGCAGAACATGTGGAACTCCAAGAGACCGTCAACCAATGTCAGTGGAGTGAAGGGCGTTTCGTGGGTGGCTGAGCGCGGACAATGGCTGGCCCGGATAACCGTTCATGGCCGCAAAATTCACCTCGGCCAGTTCAACAGCAAGGAAGAGGCCATCGCCGCGCGCCGCGCTGGTGAGGCCAAGTACCACGGCGATTTCGCCAGAAAGGTAGCATGACATGGCTCTTATCAAGAATATCAGCACCGGCGATCGCGGTGCCTATGCAGATGGCGTGCTTGTCATGGTCCCTGTCGGCCAGACCATCGAAGCCGATGATTTCTGCGAAGAATGGTTCGAGGTCGTCGAGGATGATGACGGCGAGCCTGCTCTCGCCAAGATGACCGTTGCCCAGCTCAAGGCCTATGCCGAAGCGGAAGGCATTGACCTCGGTGACGCCGAAAAGAAGGCCGACATCGTCTCGGCTATCGAACTGGCGTTCGAAGCCCGCACTTGATCGTCACCGTCCGGGGGGGCATGGGAGCCGCCTAGCCAAGCGCTGGGCGGCTTTCCATTTGACGGCGGTAACGCTTGGCCCCTGCGCCGCGCATTGAAGCGCAATGCCGTACACCGCGCCCACTCCCTCCGATACCAAGGCCAGATACCCCGCCTTTGCGGCTGTGCTGGATGCCACAGTGCAAATCTGGCTTGATGACGCGGCCACCTATGCCGACGCGACATGGCCCGATGCAGATCGGCGCGCTGGCGTGATGGCCTATGCCGCGCACAAGATGGCAGAGCTGGGTATTGGAACGACTGTGGTTCCGCTCGGGCTGACATCGTTTTCATCTGGCACGTTCAAGGCCACGGTTGCCGACAAGACCGCCAGCGCCACCGGGTTCGATGCCACGGTCTATGGCCGGGAGTTTGCCGCGCTGCGCCGCCGCAACTTCGCAGGCCCACGCCTTGCATGGACGCCGCCAGTTCCGGATTCGGTCTGATGTTCGCCGAGACGTTCGCCAATATCGCCACCGGGTTCGCTGCGCAGTTTGGCGGACCGTTTCAGGACGCCACCGCGATATGGCCGGGAACGCCGACCTATGACGCGGGCGGATCGATCACCGCGCCGGGAACGCCTGCCAGCTACACCTGCAAGGCGCAGTTCGATGCACCGACCGAGGCGATGCGCGCCGATCCCGGTTTCCTTGAGCGCGACATGCGCCTGATAGTGCTGGCGGGGACGCTGGCGGGGACGCTGGACAGCGCTGCGAAGATCGTTGTGAGCGACGGCGCGCACGCTGGAACGTGGTCGCTGGAGACGTGCCAAGGCGATCCTGTGGGCATCGGCTATGAATGCCGGGCGCGGCGGACGGCATGAAAGGCAAAGACAAGTTCATGCGCCGCCTCAAGACGCTTTCCAGCGAGGCGGAGGACGTGGCGGGCCGGGTGGTGTTCGTCGGCTCCGACATGATCCGTGCCGAGGCGTTCCGGTCCATTTCGGCGGGCTCGGTATCGGGCAAGAACCATGTCCCATCGCGCCCGGGTGAACCCCCTAACCGGGATTCGGGCGTGCTCCAAAGCCATCTAACCAACAGCAAGACAGGGCCGCTGTCTGCCGAAGTCCGCTCGGATGCGCCCTACGCGAACGCGCTGGAGTTCGGCACAAGCAAGATGGGAGCCCGGCCCAGCCTTAGGCCCGCACGCGATAAGACCGAACCTGACATCAACCGCCTGTTTCG